AACACGGACAGTACCGCAGTGCTACAAACTGCTGAAAAGAATGGTAAGTATGCTTTCGGGTGGGATAGCGATATGAGTGCATTTGCTACCAAGGCACACCTAGGCTCGGCCATTGTGAACTGGGGTCCGTACTATGAAAAGGCTGTAAACGATGTTTTAAACAAAACATGGAAAACCAGCGACACTAAATGGGGCACACGAGAAGGCGCCAACGACTTAGTTAAAGTTGCTGATGTAGTACCTGAAGCAGCCAAAAAGCGTATAGATGAAGTCAAGGCTGGCCTGAAGGCAGGAACTTTTGCAGTATTCAAAGGGCCAATCAAAGACAATACTGGTAAAGTAGTATTGGAGAAAGATCAGGTTGCCGACGAAGCATGGAAAGGCAAGATTAACTTTTTCGTAGAAGGTGTAGAAGGTCGAGTACCCAGCGCCAAATAAATATTAGTTATTGTTGTATGAAGTTGATGGAAAAGTACTACGGACGGCGGTTCGATTCCGCCCAGGTCCACCAAAAAGTAATTAGATGGAGTCAGTTAAAAAATTTATAAATGAACAATTAAACAAGGTTGATATTGATAAACAACGAAAGTTGATTATAAAACAGTCTTGCGAAATTGAGCAACAAACTGAAAGAATCACAAAGTTATTTTCTGAAGGGCCTGATTATGGTTTCGACGGGGTAAAGAGTACTGATATGGACAACACGACAGGCGATGATCGTTAATCAAGCAAACATAATAGACGCAAATGACGACTATTTTTCTCAGGAATTCAAGCTAGCCGCTTGAGCCTGACGGGGCAGGAAAAGGCCTTGTAACCAAACAAACCAGGGACTTCGGTCCCTTTCTCTTAGCAGTTATTGGCATTATAAGCCAGTTTATTACCAATAACTTATTTGTTTACTCGAAAAAGTTGACTGTAAATAAACTTACCTGTAATAATAACGGGGTAGTTTTAGATTTGAAAGGAAATTAAATGAAGAAACTAATTGCAGTTTTAGCTCTAGCAGCATCTACCACAGCCGGTGCCTCAGGTTGGGCCAGTTTTGATGTAGACGCAGTAAGTGGCCGTCAGGGCGCTAAAGACAGTACCGCTCAGTACCTAAGACTTGGTAAAAGTTTTGGTGATATTAACCTAATGGTACAAGGTCGTACCGCAAGGTTTGATGGCGGTGGCTTAGTTAACAGTTTAGAAACCACAGTAAGTACTAATAAAGTCAGTCTTGGTCCCGTTACTCCATTTGTGGGTTTTGGATATGACAATGGCTTTAACGGCGGTCCAGATTTCAAATATGGCCTAATTGGTGCCACAGTGGGTGCTAAAATAGGTCCTGGGTTCGCTATGGCAGGGGCAAAGACTCGCGTTGGTAGCACTCAAGATAACATGACTCACCAAACTGTGACTTTTGCTAGTTACAACATGCCTGTTACCAAGAGCCTAGGCGTAAACTTAAATGTCAGTCGCAGTAGCCAAGACATCAAAGAAAACGCAGTTGGTATGGGTGTATCTGTTAGATTCTAATTGAATCTACTCCCTAAAAACCTAGACTTAGTCTAGGTTTTTTTATGGCTAAATACCTGCATGAAACGACCCCGCGTGGCTATATTCATTAATCACCCTGAATGTAGTGTACAAAGTTCACATGGCATAATTAGAGCATTAAGTCCCGAGTACGACACTGCTTGTTTTACCACAGCAGATATCAGGGATAGTTATTTTCGCCGATTCCAACTCATAGCCTTTCCCGGAGGCTTAGGTGACAGTAACACTTGGCATCGTATACTCGAACCCACACAAGATGTCATACGCAATCAAATTGAACGCGGCAAGTATTATTTAGGTGTGTGTATGGGTGCTTACTGGGCAGGGCCACATTACTACAACTTATTAAAAGGCATAGACGCAGTACAATACATTAAAAGACCTGGAGCAGAAGTGCGTCGTAGTTTTGGCACCACTACCCAAGTAATATGGCAAGATCAATCAGAACAAATGTTTTTTTATGATGGCTGTAGTTTACTTGGTAATAAACGCAACTTTCGAACAATCGCACACTATACAAATGGTGATCCGGCTGCTATAATACAGGGTAGGATTGGTGCGATAGGCCCTCATCCCGAAAGTGATAGTTATTGGTATCATAAATCATATATGCAACCACATTGGCATGAATATAGACATCATAGATTATTACTGGATTTTACCAATGAACTATTAGGTCGTTGACTTTGTCCAGGACTAAGTATATACTTGTAACACCAACACACACAAAGGAGAACATATGAAAACCGTGGGCGATAAATTAGAACCGTTCGTAGTAACCGGAGTCAATCCAGGTAGTGATCAGTTTTTTGATATTACCGAAACGTCATACCCGGGCAAATGGAAAGTGATCGTTTACTATCCAAAAGATTTTACATTCGTTTGCCCCACAGAAATTGTAGCATACGATAAACTAGCACGAGACTTTGAGGATCGCGATGCGGTATTGCTGACTGGAAGTACAGACAATGAATTCTGTAAACTAGCATGGCAGGCCTCACATGAGGATCTTAAGAAGATTGTTCACACACAATTCGCAGATACTCAGCGTGGTGAACTTAGTTTGATTAATCAATTAGGAGTCTTTTATGCACCTGCCGGGGCTGCTCTTCGGGCTACTTTTGTCGTTGATCCTGATAACGTTATACAGCATGTTACAGTAAACAACTTGAATGTTGGTCGTAGTCCAGAGGAAACACTACGAGTATTAGATGCTTGCCAAACTGGCGAACTCTGTGCTTGTAATCGTAGTGTAGGCGGAGAAACACTGTGACCAAATACATAGTGGCTACACTGGTAGCATTTGTGCTACCAGTTGTAATAGGTGTTGGACTTTACAGCATTCGGGATCAGCATTATGGTGTTACCAATGTCTGTAACGCACAATTTTATCCAGATCTTTGCGGAAAGGAATAATCATGTTTGGTTTCGTTAAATTCTTAATATTAGTAGTTCGAAGTTTTGTCCAGTTACTAGATCCAGATCAAAATGCTCTTAGACATGCGCCCGCGCAGATCAAATACATTACTAGTATTCTGCTCGCTAGTTTCTGGGCTGTGGCATTTAGTCTATACTTTGGTGAACTCGCAACCTTGGGCTACAATGTAATCGGTCATGTGGCTGTGGTTACCATGGCATTTGTCACTTGGGCAGTGTTCGGACATTTCCGTCGAACTTATACCGAGCGATCAGAATATGATATCTTGCGTGATCCTGCTCGTGCTCCGAAATGTTACGAATTGACCGAAGCCGAACGCGAACAGGCTGCGGCTAAACTTTATAGTTAGGAGAATTACAATGGAATGGGTTGATCAATTGAAGAGGAAATCATAAATCTAATGGCTTAGAATAAGATGTCATAAATAATTTTATGACTAATGCCTTCGTATACAAGTGGACTCATTTGCCTTCAGGAAAGTGGTACATCGGGAGTAGAACTGCTAGGGGCTGTCATCCTGGAGATGGGTACTTAACATCAAGTAAACTTATAAAACCCTTAATTCAAAATAACCCTAAGGAATGGATTCGTGAAATAATACAAACTGGGCTTCCGCAAGAAATTATTTTGTTCGAATCTCAATTGTTGGAATCATTAAATGCCAAAGACGATCTTATGAGTTTTAATCAACACAACGGGGATGGTAAGTTTACAAGGACCGGGGTAACTGCTTCTGAGGAAACAAGGAAAAAACAAAGTAATTCCATAAAGGGAGATAAACATCCTAATAAAGGAAAACCTGGACCAAATCTTGGTAAAAAGACCTCTGAGGAAACACGCAAGAAACAAAGTGAGGCTAAAATAGGTAAGAAACGACCACCGTTTAAGCCTGAAACAAGAGAGAAAATTGGTGCTGCTAAACGAGGAGAAAATCATCCCAATTTTGGTAAACAACTGAGTGATGAACATAAACTAAAATTGCGAGAGCATTTTATTGGAAAACCGAAACCATTGGTAACTTGTCCGCATTGTGGTAAAGTGGGCGGAGGTGGTTCAATGGTAAGACATCATTTTGATAATTGTAAACAAAAGGATAAAATATGAGTTGGATAGATCAATTAAAAGACGGCATGCCTGATTATGCCAAAGATACTAAGTTAAACATTGATGCGGTACTTAATAGAAGTTCGCTCGATAAAGTTGAAGCAGAAGGATGTGCTTTGGCGGCTGTATTTGCTACAGGCAATAGTAAGTTGTGGTTATGGATTCAATCTGTTATGGAAGATAAAACTGAATCAAATGCTGCTATTATAGCAGCAGTAACTATGTCGCAAAACAATATCTGGTATCCTTATGTAGAGATGACCGACGATCCTGCCTTGAAAGGTTTGCCGGCACAGTTGCGTATGAACGCAATTGCCAGCCATGGCGGGACTACAAAGGCCCGTTTTGAATCATATAGCCTGGCTGCTAGTATTGTGGGTAAGTGCCATTTTTGTGTTAAGGCACATTATGACACGCTAAAGAAAGAAGGTTATACTGTTGAACAGTTAAGAGACATTGGACGAATTGCCGCAGTTATGACTGCGGTGAGTCGTGTTATGGTGAATTAAAGGATATATTATGCCAAGAAGCACTGCTTATTTTAAACCAGAAACACTACAATATATCCAAGATAATTTTAACACAGATACAAAAATATTAGACATAGGTGCTGGTTGTGGTACTTACAGTGATTTCTTGAAACCATTGGCTTACCATAATATCGATGCAGTTGAGGCATTTGAACCTTATATAGAAATGTTTGGACTAGGCAACAAGTATAATCGGATTTACATCGGCGATGTAACTGCAATAG